TATCTTCTGTTTCTAACACTTTATTTAAATATTTATTTACTTCATTTTCAGCCCAACGAATAGATAACTGACCAGCAACAGAAACTGCTTCAGCATTTCTTACATCATAAAATCGAAACCATTCATTCCCAAGAGCACCATAAGCAGAATTAAGAGCAATCTTGAGATTCATCTGCATATTAAAATATTGAGATAGTTTATTAGAATCAGCATTTCTTCCCTTCTTCTGCTCTTCAAACAGCAGTTTCTTATATCTTACACGGTCATTATACATTTTCTCCATGAGAGCAGGAAGAAATCCTTGCTTGTTTCTTGAATAAAGAGAACCATTCGGAGTGAGGGTTTGATTTTTTTCTTTCAAAAAAGATGTATCAAACTCTTCATTTAACATAGCATCAACACCTGGAGTCTTATGCATACCTTGAAGAGTTTCTGGTGAGATATTATACTGCATAATCAAATGCGGATACAAACTATTTAAATCAAATGAAACTACCCAATCATGTCGACCAATAATAGGATCTTTTACATAAGCTCCCTCATATCCTTGACCTCTAGTCTTTTTCTTTTGTGGAATTACGATGTTCAATCTTTTTAAGTGGCTATGAATAATCGCATCCCACATTCGAGTTTGAGCAAATATATCATTATAATTACAATGAGAAAGATATGCCAAAGAAATAACCATTTCCATGAGTTTCATCTTTGCTTCAAGTCTTTCAACCAACTCCACATCTTTGATATTATACTCAATAAACTTTTGATAATCTAATCTATACAATTCATGTAAAGTATCATATTCAGAATAATCAAGTTTAGCTTCACCAAGTTCTACATAAGCAATATGTCCTAGAGCGTAAGACTCTTGATTGACATAAATGAATTTCTTATAAGTGTCCATGTAATCTACAATAGAAATTCCAGATAATTCATATGCCTGTATTTCTTTTCCACCTACACCAAATATTTTATTTTCTTTGACAAATCCCCAAGGAGACAACTTCTTCATTTGTTTTTCGCCAAATATGCGATTAATTCTATTAACCAAATATGGAATATCAAAGAATCGAGTATTCCAACCAGTAATAATATCTGGATAATTTTTGCTCCAATCAGAAAGAAACCTTTCTAGTAATGCTTTTTCATCTAAACATTTAATGTATTCTACTTTTTCTTCTTTGTTAATAAAATCACCACAACCATAAACCAAAAATCGATTTCCCATTTTAATTGATATGGCAGTAACTTCTTCTACAGCAGGTCCTGGTTCTGGAAATCCATTTTCAGAAGCAACTTCAATATCAATAATTGCAATTCTGATCTTGGAATAATCATAACTGATCATCTCTTCTGGATATTTGTCACAAATATAAGCATACTGAAACATAGTCATGCCATAGATATCAAATCCTTCAACATCTCTATATTTTTGAATGGAATTTTTTGTTTCTTTGATGGAGCCCCATTGAATAGAATCTACTGGAGTGCCGTCAAGTGTGTTCCACTTGGAAGATTTTTGGGTAGGAATAAAAAGCGTGGGTTTATATTCTTCTCTGTGAGAGAAGGGGTTGCCTTGATCATCTATTCCTCTTTCAAGGATATAATCACCAAGACATTGCACATTAGTATAAAACATTAATAATATTTTTGATAGGGGATTTTTAAGTTGTCAAATGTATTATAACACCATTTGATATGTTTGTCAATCCACGATTTGCTAAAATATGCACCAACAAAAAATAATATCTGGAGATATATTTTGAGAATGATCCCTATCAGAAAATTAATTATTTTTTTCACATCTTCTCCTATGTGAGAAGGCCTGTCTTATATTGGGTCTTCCCATTGACTCTAAGAGCCGTCATTGTTTTACCGCGGTTGCTCCCATCAAGAACATAAGAACAATGTACCCATCCGCTATTTGGATCAACTCCATCATAAAATTCTAGAATGAGTTGGTCAAACATTAAATTCTTATCAATCCATTTTGCAAGGTCTGGATTTGAAATTCTTGTTGATTCAAAATCTGCTGCTTGTCCATTACAATGCTGACTTGTTTTAGAGCCGCCCACTGCTTTGTTCAATGCAGGAGAACGATATCCGCTATTGATACGAATAACTCCAAATTCTTCTCTTACTGGTTGTAAAATAAAATTACAGAGATTGACTAAATTGATAACGTGTTCTCTTGATGCATCATTTGAGACACCCAAACGATCAGCAGTTGAACTTTTTATCATTTCTTGATACCCAAAGTTTTTTGATAGATGTCCGTTATAAGTTGGTATCTTGACTGCCATAATATTCCTTCCTAAGATTTATCTATATCAACCGATCCAGTAGTAGGATCATATTTGACTGTAAATGTCACTTCTATTGGTTTAAGTGTCCCATCTGCTTTAACTATAGGAAGTTTACCCTCAACCGCCGCCATCAATGCATCTTTGGCATTTGTAAAAGTATGTGCGGGATCATCTTTTATAGCTTTATCTAATTCTTTTTTTGCAGCTTCTGGAAGTAAATCATCTATCATACTTTCCACATGCTCTGTTGCTAAATCTGTTGCTTTGTCTATGACAAGACTAGAAATAACATTAAATAATAATAATGGTAACATAATAATCCTTGGTATTATTTAAAATTCAAAATCATGAGGAGCACTTTTATATTGATCCCATAAGTCATTAAATTGCGCGCCTTCAGTACTTCTTCCTCTTTCATTCATCATTTCTCTAAACAGTTCTACCCCTTGAGATCCTTTACCCATCGGGAAAGCCGCGTTAGTTTTATCTAATTTCCCACCAGCAGCAAGAGCACCTTTCCATGAATGCGCAAGTTTTTCTGCGGGGCTCATTTCCCTTTTAGCTTCTTCTTTAACTTCTTTAACAACTTTAGAAGCTTTAGATTTTATATTAGACATCAGCCCTTTGTGTTGTTTTTTTGCCATTATTCCTCCATTAATGAATTAATTGTTAGTGATTTATTATATTTATATATAAAATTCTCCCAATCCGTGAAGATCACAAATTGGGAGAACTAATTATAATATATACATTATAAAAATAAAAGAATTAACTTTCAATCACATCACCACTTCCAATATTAATTAATCTAGGTTTCTTCTCGTCGGGAATCACTTTCTCAAGATTAATGACTAACATGCCATCCTTGAGGTCTGCTCCCCCTACAACCATATCATCGGAAAGTGTCCAACATCGAAGAAAGGATCGCTTGGCGATTCCTTTATGGACATAAGAATCCTCAGAATTCAATTCCACCTGGTCTTCAAGTTTCTTTGAACGGATGGTGAGAGTACCTTCTGTAACTTCAACCTCAATATCATCCTTTGAAAACCCGGCAAGGGCAATCTCAATGACATATTGAGCTTCGTTGATTTTTCGAATATTGTATGGTGGATACCCCGAATCGCGAGTAGTGTCCATATCGAAAAAACGTTCAAAAATTGAATCGAATCCTACAGAGAATCCCATCATTTTTTGAAGGTCTTGGGGTGTAAACGCAGAGTGTCGTGCTAATTGTAACATAATGCCTCCTTATATAAGCAAGGTTAAAAATAATCCCGACCCATAGCACATGGCATCGGGGTAGTTATTACGAGGTCATCACTATGATGCACCTCAATCACGCCAACCTTCTCCTTTCAGAAGATGTTGACAGCGATGTTTGAAAACTATCCAAATTAGCTTAGTCAACGAATCTGCAGTATAATTTCCAGATTCTTTGACTAACAACTTGTATTTAGCTTTCATAAAATCCTCATCAATTATCCAATTTGTATCATGAAATTCATTCATAAGCAAAAATAATAAAGGGCAATTTCTCACCCTTTATTACATTATAACATATTTATACAGAATTGTCAAGTATTTACTTTTTAGAGTAAATACCCCACAAAACCCAAATTGCTACCAGGCCTACTAGACCCTCAGACCCCAAATCTTTTACAAGACCAGTTACCGAACCAACGACATCAAGACCGATGAAGGGAACAGCTGCGCCGAAAAGAATTTGAAGAACTACGCCCAATGCGATTAACGCAAGACCAGCTTCTGTAAGACTGCGAATCCAGCCTGTTGCTTTTTCTAACATAAGAAAAACTCCTATATGTGTTTTAGTTGCGACTATATAACTTTTATGTTATGTGCCGGTTGAACCAAATCCACCATCTCTTTCAGTTTTTTGAGTTGGTGGTTTTTTGATATGTTTAAAACCATGATAAATCTTTTCTACCAACTCACCTTGACAAATTCTATCTCCGTTATTTATGGTTTTCGGAGATTGTGATATATTTGTCATTATGATAAAAACAGGATCTACATAATCCCAATCGATGATTCCCTCGCAATTAGTTAGATATAAACCATAATTATATACTAAACCTGATCGCGAATGTAATCGAACTGAATATCCCTCAGGAATATCCAGAATCAATCCGGTAGGAACCAATACTCTTTCCATAGAAAAAATTTGAAGAGTTCCATTCTTCAAAGGTCTTTCGATCTCACGGTCTAATGTGTCTTGGCGAACTTTATATCGTTCAACTCCGCTAAGACACGCATGAAGATCAAAACATGCTGACCCTTTTGTTGCAAAATAGGGGTCTTTGGCATCTGAATGTAATTTATAATATTTCAACGGATCATGACTAGATTTACTCATCTTCTATTTTTTTACTTCCAATATTATATTTAGCGGTTAATTCCCATAG